GGCCATACGCTCAATACATCAATGAGGCGTTTAAAGCGGGCTTTTACGCGTGGGAAGTGGCCCATACACGCTGGAAAACGCGTGGTGGGTCGCTTTACGGCACTCCACTCTTCTACACAGCACGTTGGCCTTGGAGAAAGCTCCTTGCGATGGAAGATGCACTCGTTTTGAACTGGTTGACACGCGCTTTTGCACGCCTTTTGTTCAGATTGGACGTTACTGGCAAGTCTGACAAAGAGGCAAGGGCCTTTATCAAGCAGTTTCAGAACGACCTACAGACAGCAAGGGTAGGTGCTGGCCGGTCATCGCAATCGTCACTCGCAGTGATACGAGACATCTTTATAGGCCAAGGCTACCACGAGATGGCCGGCGGTGTACATCAGGGACTCACTGAGGTTGACGTCCTGGATACATCAGGCTCGGTCTTCTCAGACGTGGCACCTATTGAGTACTACAGAGGCAAGATTCTCATGGCAGGCCGTGTGCCTAGGGCGTACCTCGGCCTAGAAGCCGACATAAACGCCAAGGCGACACTGGTCGTGGAAGACAGGAAGTTCGCGAAAACGTTGCAGGCGGTACAGCAAGTTGTCGGATGGTCGCTTTTGCACATTGTTTACTTGGAGTGTATGCTGCAAGGCCTTGATACAAGTGAAAATCCAGCCGCTGTACTCTGGAACAATCCTTCACGCGCGGATGCAGTTGATCACAGTTTGGCGCTTTCGCAGTTTGCAAGAGCAGACGAGATCTATTTGAACATGGGAGTTGTTGACCAGCAGTACATCGCCACACGTCACATTGGTATGACTGTTGCCGAGTGGGAACGTATTGCAGCCCAAGTGCAGGCAGAGGCTTCTCAGGTGGCCACTGATGGCCCGGTCGAGCCACCTGAGGAGCCTGCCGTAGAACCTGAGGAGGAACCTGAGGATGAGTGATTACGACCATGTACCACAACGTGACATCGGCGATGCCGAGGTTTCAATAGCAGAAGGTGCCGAAGTCAGCCTTGCTGCGGGCACCGAAGTTGGCTTGGCGGCAGGTACCGAAGTCGGCCTGACGGAGGGCACTGAGGTCGGCCTCGCATCTGGAGCTGAAGTTGATCTGGCTACTGGCGCTGAAGTCGCTGTTACCGGCGACGTTTCCGTTGTGCCGTTCCAGGCAATCCAGGCTTCGGGGTTTGTCGAGTTGATTGGCCCTGACGAGCAGGTCGCTCAAAACGACTGGGGTGGGTCGGTGTCCGTAGGCATTGATTCTGGTGTGTCTGGCGAGATTCTGTCGATTGTCCTGATCTTTACTGAGTCAGGCTCGGGCTCACTTATCACGCAGGATGGTCGACTGTGCCTTTTCAAGGGAGATCCAGACATCAGTGTCGGTGATGCTGTTGTTGGTGAGGATGAGTGGCACAAACTGCTTGCCTCGATACCGATTTCCGAGGATGACTGGTTCAAAGAGGCGACAGGAACGCCGACAGGCGCGACCGTCTACATCTACAACGTTCCGATTGCCTTCGAGGCGCCTGGTGCAGGTGGCATCTATGCGGCCTACCACCACCTTGGAGCAACTACTATCAACAGCGACGCAGGTGACGATGAGGCGCTCGACATGAAGATCAGGTATCGCAGGGACAGCTAATGTCTATTCAGGTACGGTCTTTGAGCCACAGACGACGGCTGTGGGCAACCGCCATCGAACAGACCTATTGGGAGGCTTCGGGTGCCTGGGGAGTGTGGACTCCTAAAGGCGCTGCTAGCTATGCCGATTCCCTGGTTGACAGGACGGGCAACGGCAACAACGCCTATGCAGGTGCTGCGCCCACGTGGGCAGCAGGAACTGGTTGGCACTTTGACCCGGCTGATTATCTCCTGGTCAACTTTGGAGCGGCCTCCGACCAGTCACAATCGATGGTTGTTCGTTGCCAAGAGGACAACTGGGCTTGGAGCAAGGCTATTTGCGCTCAGTATGGTGGTGCTGCAAATAGAGACTTCGGCCTCAGTGTCGGCTCTGGAAAGTACCGCTACGACAATGGCGGAGGCTGTAACGGGCCTACTGGCTATACTAGTAACATGGTGTTAGGGATAATCGGCAACAAAGGCTACAGGCACACAGTCCACGAATGTACAGTAGGAGGCTTCGTAGGAGCTTCTACCGCAAGCAAGATGGCGGTTGGTGGAAGGTGGGTAGGTACCTACCTCGACAAAGGTTGGAAAGGTTGGGTCTACGGTTGGATGATCTGGGACCGCGTGATCACTGAGGCAGAGTTCTTCGAAGCGCGGACACAACTGCTGGCTCTATAGGAGGCATGATGAAACAGAGGGTTTTACAACTAGCTTTCATTTTCGTCCTGTTTGTCTTTATCGATTCGCCTTGCATTTTGTGCTAGGCTAAGGAGGACTATGTTCACGGCAGAGTTTTGGACAGCACTAGAGCGTGTTGGTGCTCTAGTCCTCCTCGCTGCCCTGCTCTGGTTAGGCTGGCTGTACATTAGTGAGAGAGAAAAGGGCAGTTCAGGAAGATCGGCAAGTTTAGTGCAGTTTATACAAGACCAGGTCAAAGACGCCCAGCAGGTCCAGGCCTTGTATGTCACTAAGCTTGAAGAAACACACAAACTACATAGTCAGGCACTTGCTGATATGTTGACTAACATGATCGAGTGTAACGTAACGACAAATACTGCACTTCAAGCAATAACTGTGTCACTTGAAGGAGCAGGAGACAGATCAGGTGAGGAACACGAAGCGATAATGCAGGCAGTTCAAAGTTTTGACAACTTGAGAGAGTCGGCTACACAAGAGCATGAGGCAATTTTACATGCAATAGAGGCCCTTGAACGTAGGGCGATGGATGGACACAGGAAGGAGAATTGATATGCCAGAGTGGATGGACAAATGCGTGGCCAGCTACCAGGAAAAGCATCCTGACGACGACGAGTCGACAGCATGGGCTGTCTGCACGACTATGTTCCAGAAAAAGTTCGGCCACGATCCTGGTCGTGAAGACGTGGCTGAGAACCTGCTGGCCCTCCAAGAGGCCGTTGGGACTGAAAGCTTGCAGCTGACGTTCAGTGACGGCGAAAAACGTGAAGTCATTCGCAATGCCCTGGAGGTAAAGTTCCAGGAAGAGAGTGACGGCATCTGGACGGGCTACTGGTACATTGTGTCGGTGTACGAAACACACGTCGTCGTGTACCGAGACGTGGAACAGCGCCTGTTTGCAATTCCATACTCAATCGTGGACAGACATACGGCTGAGCTCGGCGAGCCTGTTGAAGTCGTTGCCGCCCATGTGCAAGAGGAGACGGCCGTCTTGCATCTGCTGATGTTTGAAGGCTGGTTGCCTCCTGGCACTACCGCGACGGACTTGGAAGATGGCGACTTTGCATGGTTGTCCGATGAGTACAGGGCTGCTGATGACAAGAGCCGCAGAAAGATGGACAAGCGTGTTCACCGTCAACTGCCGTACAAGATTGCCGGGGAGACTCACCTGTACGGCTGGATGGGTGCTATGAAGGCACTCAATTGGAGATCTTACCTCAGGCTGAACTTGGAAGGAGGACCTGACCGGAAACAACTTCGTAAGGTGTTGATGCAGTCACAGCCTGACAACATCTGTTTTGATGAGGACGGTGTGTTTTCGATCTCCGAAGAGTCTGGGAAAGATGTTGTGTTTGAAGCTGCCCTGTCAGATTTCGTGCTGGAGGAAATGACTCCAGAGGAGCAAGACAGGTTCGCTTACGTTTTCAGTGCAAACGCCATTCCGCCGCCGAACACTGAGTATGGTGTTCACAGCAAGAATCGGCGCTTGTATCCGCCCAGTGCCGTCGATGAGACATACGACCGCACACATATGTTCCTACAAGAAGGAGGTGTTGCGACAATCTACACGAGCCATACGGCTGCCATGCCTGCCGCGGCTAGGCTGCCGGTTGGCAAAGTACTTGACGTCAGCCGTGCAGGAGCGGCTGTTAAAGTCCGCGGCGGCATTGTCGATACGACAGAAGGCCAGGATGCAATCAAGCTGTTAGAGGCCGAAGTTCTTGGCACGATTTCCCTGCGAACCCACGAATGGGAGTCGCACATGGAAGAAATCGGAGATCTAGGCAGGCTTGAAGTCATTGACTGGTGTGTCATTCAGGGTGTCGACTTTACAAGTTCGCCAGGCCTACCTGGCACACAAGTCCACAAAGAAGAACAGGAGGACAAAACTATGGAACTGAAAGAACTGACGCTGGAAGAGCTGAACAGTCAGCGTCCCGATCTGGTTGAGGAGTTGCTCGCTGGACACACTGCGGAGCCCACTTTCGAGACACCGCCTGACGTCGCGCTGGAACTGGCCATCCTGCAGGCCGCTTCGGCAGGTATGGCGTCTGTGGTTGCTTCGAAGTTGCGTGACAAGGTGGAGGCAATCGAAGACATTGCCGAGCATGTTGAGGCCGCACGTACAGAGGCGATCCAGGAAGTTTACCGTGGAAGGCAGACGGAGGCCAAGCCTGCAAAGATGAAGGGCGTTGCTACACCGGCCGCCGACCTGCCACCGCGGGAGGAAAAGCCGAAGCAGCAGGAGTTGACCTAGACCCAGCAAGAGATCCTGGCGGGCCTAGGC